TAAGAGTACCTAACGTGTTACCCTTCACTAACGTGCAGGGTAACACTTAGGTACGTCTAAGGGGTTAAGAGGCGATCACTTGGCTTTCAGCCACATCATCATTCCGCTTGCCAGCAGCTTCCAAGCTAGCTTGTAAGAGCAGGATAACATCCTCTACCATTTGGCTGTCAGCGGCAACCTTTAGGACACTCTTTGCAAGGTTGACGGCATTGACTTCCATCAATTCCTCTTTAGAGGTTTCGGCTTTAGGCTCTGCCTCTTTAGGCTCTGGCTTGCTAGCCTCTGGCTTAACGTCACCCTCTTTCTTTTGAGCCTTGTTGAAGGCTGACTGCATAGCAGTAAGACTTGTGATGCTCTTGCCGTTGGCTTTCATCCAAGCCGTTACTTCATCACGGTTCCGATGGAACCACAGAGCTTCGCTACGACGGCGGCGGTCAATGTTACCCAAACCGGCTTCACTTAAGAGAGCCGCCTTAGCCTTGCCTTGAAGGTTGTGAGTTACAGCTTCGCTGTCCAGCTTGTCAAGCAAGGCACCAAGCTTGCTGTCAAAGCCACCCTCTTTGAGGGAAGTGGTCATACGCTTCTTATCTGCTTTGCAGATTGAAACCCATTGGGTTGCTAAGGCCTTGCCTTGCTCTACAAGTTCCGAAGGAATCACAAAACCTTGTGTGGTAGCGGCTTGATTCGTAGTCATAGTGTTAACCTTTCAGGTTAGTTATTGTCCATCATTGGACGGTTTGGTTTAGCCTAACTCTCTAAGAGTGTCTAAGTGATACCCTTCACAAGAGTTCAGGGTATCACGTAAGACCCTCTAAGCTAGCATCTCGATTGCCTCTTGAACATCTTCCAAGAGATAATGCGATTGATCCCCTAGATCAATTAGCAGGTCAATCCCCTCCAACCCCGATTGCTCAAAGAGCATTACGGCATGGCGACGAAGGATTTTGGATTCGGTGAAGATGCTGTTAGTTTGGGAATTCATGGTTTCTACCTTCTCTATGTTCTTTCGTAGTCTCACAAGATGTTCGACTACAAAGAACTTAGAGAAGGGTAAGGGGTTTGGCAATAGGGTTTGTGAAATTAATTTTCAGTACGTAGTACTGGGGGTCGTGACGATACGCGCGTGATGCATGGCGTATGATGACGCGATCCTCTGACATGTCGTTTCGCAGGCGGTTGCAGCAAATCAAAGATTTGTGAAACTGGCGCGTGAAACTCATGCAAGGCTCTTCGATTTGAGGGGTAGGGTCAAATAGGTTGTACACCAAATTAACCTTGCAACTTGGCTCCAGAAAACTGCCGGATTCAGAATGTCCCTAAAGGGGCTGGAGTATGGTATATCCTTTGTTGATTGAAGCGGTATCGTTTAACCTTAAGAGGTTAGGTAGTGTCCAATGATGGACGTTTAATACTTTCTAGCAAAGCTAGGGGTCGTGTGATGATGCGCAATGATGCGGGCGCACGCGCGAGCGTAGGCGGGCATGGGCCACCCCCCCGTACTACGTATATATATACACACAAACCCACAGATTAGGAAAATATAAAGTGTTAACCACTGAGTATTTAATCCATATACATGAATACCAACATCATCAAACACTACGAACAAACCTTCTACTGAAAACACTACGCTTTTTCTGTCATAGGCAAAACCTGTCAAGCCCTAATCACTCCTATATCCTTCCACAATACGGAAAACATACACGTAATGCAGGTCTAATTGTCGCAGTATAATACTTTAAGGGTTGACTTACGGTTAAAAATGCTTATAATTCTATTTTAGGTACATACTTACTTCTTATAACCAGTAAGGTTAAAGAAAAAAGAACTTAATATAAAATATATAATCTATAAAAAGTTCTCAATAAGTTATAACCTTCCTTATATAACCAGTAAGTCTTATAACCAGTAAGGTTATATAAGAATAAATACGTAATTTCTTTATATACGTATATTATATTTTACATTAAAGGTTGACAGTGGCTAAAAAATCTGTAAAACTAAAACCAGAAAAACATGTTCTGTATCATTTTTATAATTCAGTCCACAATGATACGCTTGATAGCCTTCACATATACCATTCCGATATATATTATATCCGTGAAGCATTATTTCAAAAAACAGGTAAGACGTTTAGCCTTAGTGATATCGAAAAATCTGTAGATAAATTTAGGTCAGCAAAAGAAAGTACGTAGATATGGCTAAACAAGAAACCACAACGGACATAAAAAAAGCTATAAAAGATAATATAACTTTGAAGCTGCCCGGTACTCCTCCTATATCTAACTTTGGTACGTACTATAATAAAAATCTTAGTGGTGTAGCTGTCTCAACGCTAGAACGTTCCGCTAAACTAGAAAGTGGTTTTATAAATCTCTTGGAGAATGTTGAGCAAAATAAAACAAGCACCTATAGTTCAGGTGGGGTGGTTAAGTCTAAGCGCAAGCCAAAGCCTAGTACCCGTAAGAAACTAGCACGGGGCCATACTGATCTGCGGTCTAGTCTCTTTTTTAAATAAGGAAATTAATTATGGGTGTAGGTACAGCACTATCTAAAATGTTTACGCGTCAGTTTAAAGTTCCTACTCCGGGTGTTAAATCCGCAGACGGCAGTGATGCAAAAGCTATGCGAGAGGTAGAAAAAGGTGCATCTGGTGATGTTAATGCTGGTAAAGAGGTTTCCTTTTTTCGCCCTCCACCGAGAGAAATTGACAAAAAGATTGTTGAGCTTGAGAATGCTGATCGTGCCGATAAGTTGAGCAAACAAGATAAAGCTGATCTAAAGGCACTAAAAAGGTACCGTAATAAAACGGATGCAGAACAAGCAGATCGTCAGGCAGGCCGCACACTTAAAAGCCGACAGACCCAATCGGATGCACAAAGGGCTGCTGCTGCTAAACGAAAAGACGATAAAGATGGTGACGGCTTTGATCAGTCTACTGGAGAAATTACCAACAAGAAAAAGTTTATGGCTTTAACTCAAAAGCAAAGGGATGCTTTGCAAAGGTCTGCTTTAATTCTACGTTCTATAAAGAAAAAAGACGCTACTACAAAGTTGGCTCTACAAGGAAGCAAAGCAGAAAAGAAATCCCCTACCAAACTTTCAAGGACTCCCAGTAAGCATTCACGTGGTGGTTCTGTAGGACAGGCTAACTCTCGTTTTGGTAATCGTGATTACCGTAAAGGTGGTATGATTCTTTCAACCAACAAAAAGAAGTAACGATGGCAACCCCAGAGCTTAACCCTGTAACAACTATGACTTTACTCGGCATTCTAAAACAGAATGTCAAGTATTATGATGAAGGCCACGAAAAACAGGGTGAGCCTGTTGTTAACAAAGCAAACATCAGTAAATACACTGCATATCAAACTGCTCTAGACAAAGTTTTAGAACAGTATGGCGGCGCAGAAAATTTTGAAAAAAGTTATTTTGCTGCAAAAGGAGCGGAGCCTCTTCCTAAGTCTGTAGCTTCTATAGCCGCAGATAAAAGGCAAGAAGTTTTATTAAGTCAAAATACTAAAAAAAGCAGAATGGAAGAAGCTAGTCTAGAAGCTGAAGCGCGTAGGACAACCTTGCCACCTCGTCGTTCAGATAGTACATCTTCATTTGCTGAAGCAGGTCAATCAGGTCAGGTTGAAGGTTCTGGGGGTCCGTTTACTTTACAAGAACAGGCGGAACCTTCTGAAACCAAGCGGGCTTTTAGTCTACCCCCACGTAGGGAGAGCCTATCGCCTGCACGAGAACCTGATGGACCAGAGCAGTTGCTATCTGCACGAGAGCCTGATGGGCCAGATCAATTAGTCCCTCGTAATGTAGAGGCAAGTAAAGTTCCCTTTAGGCTCCCTCCACGCAGACCAGATGATCTAATGGAAAGTACGTCGGCCCCTGTTAGCACAAATAAACAAGGATACAAAAAGTATAAAAAAGATTCTGAAGAAGCTCAAAGTTTCCGTGATGCTTATGCGGCTGCTGAAGAGGGTGCTATATTTGACTGGGACGGTAGAAAGTATAAGAAGTACTAATGCCAAATCAAAATACGTATAAGTACCACACAAAGGGTCTAACACTTACGTCTTCCTCTGCATCAGGCAGTGCAGACGTAGTTTATACTTGCCCCCCTAACTATAATGGTACTGTACGTTTTTTGCATTTGTCTAATAGCTCTAACAGTACACGGACATGCAGTGTCCAGTTTTATCATGCTGAAGATACTGCGTATCACTATATTATGAAAGATACTTCTTTTGCAGGTAACACACTATTAAACTTAGTTAATGGTGGTTATTTCTTTATGCACTCCGGTGACAAGATTGTTGCCTTCTCTGCTAACCCAACAGACTTTGAAGTTATGGTGTCGGTAGAAGAAGAGCCTGCACAGTTTACATTTACAGGTGCATAATGGCAGCTAAAGCAAAACCTAAATCAAAGTCTCGTGTTAATGAGGCAGGTAACTACACTAAGCCAGCCCTACGTAAAAGAATATTTAATGAAATTAAAGCTGGCTCAAAAGGTGGCCCAGCCGGAAAGTGGTCAGCTAGAAAAGCTCAACTACTAGCAACCAGATATAAGAAGGCTGGAGGCGGCTACAAGTCGTAATGGCTACATCTATCGCGGATGACCTGCGTGAGTGGTCTATGAATGTCTTAGAAGTTCCTAACCCGCATTTAGATGGCTTGCCTGCCTGCCCCTATGCAAAGAAAGCGTGGCAAGATAATAAAGTGAAAATAGTAGAAACTAAGAATATATATAAAGAGACACTAAGACAGTGCAATGAATTTGCAGAAAATAAATATGAAGTAGTAGTATGTGCTTCGTTTGCCATACCAAACATGCAAGACTTTAGTACATGGTGTGAGAAACGAAACAACCTACTAGCTAAACACGATCTGCACATTATGGGGTTTCATCCTGAGTTTGGTGCAGAAGAAGCTGAATTAGACTTCCTATATGAACACAGTTGGGAAAGTTCCGTAAAGGATGAATACTGTATGGTCTTCATACAGTCACTATCTCAAGTAGATGACGCTAGCTTAAAATTAGAAAAGCTGGATTACTATAAAGTCTATCCTGAAGACGAGTATCAGGAATTGGTTATTAACAGAAGGACTAAACGAAATGGCAATGAAACCACGAGCAATGGGCAAAAAGAAAATGATGCGGGGCGGAGCAGTAAAGAAGCCAGCAGCAAAGATGATGCGCGGCGGCGGAGCAGTAAAGAAAATGGCAGTCGGCGGAACCGCTCAAGAAATCGGTCAACGGAAAGCCCAGTCAACAGCTAATAATCAAAAACGTCAGGCTCAGTCTACTGCATCGGTAGCTAATCGTCAGGCTGCAACTCGCGCAAATGCTCAGGCACAGACTGCACGAGCAGCCGGTCCCGCTGTAAATGCAGCTACTGCTAAAAAGCGAGCCAATGCTGCGGCTGCTCTTATGCGTAAACGTAAAAATGCTGCGGCTGCTCTTCGTCGTAAGCGCGCTAATGCAGCAAAAGCTTTAGCTAACAAACGTAGGAATGCTGCCGCAGGTCTACGTAATAGGCGCACTAGAGCCGTATAAAACTTCCTTTAGTTATAACAGGCGTTTGTATTTTTTGGAGAGGGATATGAATGGATATACTAAATATACTAGAAACGTTTGGTATTCCTGTTACAATGACAATAGCTTTTGGTTATTTTATATGGAAACAGAATAACTGGATACAAAACGAATTATCTTCAGACCTAGATGAAAAACATAAAAGACTAGAAGGAATAGTAGTCAAGCTTATTGATGCCCAAAAAATTATGCAGCTACAGCAACAAGATATTAAATCCAGTTATCAAACTATTGTAGAGATCATAGGGGCTAAATTTATTAAGCAGCTAGTTATAAGGGACGTAGTAGACAATGGCACTAAAGAAACCACAGCGCAGTCTAAAAAAGTGGACAGGCCAAAAGTGGACAACTAAGTCTGGTAAGCCCTCTTCTAAGACAGGTGAGCGATACCTACCTAAAAAAGCTATTGCTGCTTTATCACCTTCAGAGTATGCTAAAACTACAGCAGCTAAACGTAAAGGTACTGCTGCGGGTAAACAGCATGTTCCACAACCTAAGAAAATTGCAAAGAAAGTAAGAAAGTACCGTGCGTAAAATTTTAGAAAAAACTATTACGCTACAAAAGCGTATCCGTAGAAAAAACAGACACGCTAAAAAACCTAATTTGCATAGCAGGCAAGCTAATGCAAAACAAACATATAGGGGGCAGGGTAGATAATGAACGCATCACAGTTAGATAGTTGGCGCATTATACCACGTATTATGATGCTGGCTTTAATTGTTATGAATTTTCGTGTTATTGAGTGGTTTATGTCACTTGATGCACCTACTATGGAGCAGGCAGGTATGCTTAGTGTTATGACTGGCGCACTCACTGCTGCATTTGGTTTGTATTTAGGTAACTCAGAAAAATCTAGTCCTCCTATTGTACAGGCTAGTAAAAGCACAAAGTAAGGGTTTATTATGAACCAACAATTTGTAGAGGCATTACTGTTTACAATTATTATTATGCTTAATAACGGTGCTTATCGTGTAGAATCGGGCATTGTAGAGGAGTGTCCCCCCTCTGAAGAAGTTGTACCCCGCTTAGAAAAGGGGTTACACGATAATGAGTATAGAGGTTGGCACGCTACGTGTCAAAAAATTGCTATTATTGTTAAACCTAAAGGACAACCACTATGATTGGCGCTCTAATTGGACCTGTAGCTGGGCTTGTTGGTACGTGGCTACAGGGTAGTGTAGAAGAAAAGAAGGCTAAGACCGCTATGAAGGTAGCGGAAGCACAAGCTAAAGCCAAAGTTATGGTAGAAGCAGCCACACACGAGAGTGGGTGGGAGCGTATTATGGCTGAAGGTACTAAGAATAGCTGGAAAGATGAATATCTTACAATTATCTTTAGTGTACCAATGATTCTAGCTTTTGTTCCGGGTATGGAAAACATTGTACAACAGGGCTTTCAGCAGCTACAGTCTATGCCTGAATGGTATCAATACTCTTTAGGCTGTGTAGTTGCTGCCAGCTTTGGTATTAGAGGCGCTACTAAACTATTTGGTAAAAGGTAGTTGACACTAAAGTTAAACTAGATATAATAGAGGAAATAAAGTGTCTTTAAACGATTCAGAAAAAGCAAAACTACAAAAGTTTGGTTTGTCAGGTTTAAATAAACCTAAGCGCACACCTAAACATTCTACAAAAAAAGCTATTGTTGCAGTGAGGGACAATGACAAAATTAAAATCATACGCTTTGGCGATCAAAACATGGGTCACAACTATTCTCCAGAAGCTCGTAAATCTTTTAAAGCGCGTCACGATAAAAATATTAAGCGGGGCAAAACGTCTGCTGCGTATTGGGCAGATAAAGTTTTTTGGTCTGGTAAAGGCGGTAGTACAAAAAGTCCGCCTAAAAGTCAAAAGCATAAAAAGGGCGTGTCGTAATGGCTAAACAGCTAACAGAAAAACAACAAAAATTTGTTGATGTTCTTTTTAGTGAAGCTGAAGGGGACTTACAAAAAGCTAAGCATATGGCTGGGTATTCTCCAAACGTAGCCTTGCATCAGGTAGTAAATAGTGTTAAAGAGGAGGTCATTGAGGCTACTAAAACTTTTATGGCTTTTAATGCACCTAAAGCTGCTTATGCTATTGTTTCTGGTGTTGATACACCAACGCAGTTGGGTATGCGAGACAAGCTAAATGCAGCTAAAGATTTGTTAGATCGTACTGGTATTGTTAAAACAGAAAAGGTAGAGGTTCAATCTGCGGGTGGTCTTATGATTCTTCCTGCTAAAGACGAACCTATTGAAGATGACGACGAAGACTAAATACTCACTACCTCAAGTGGGAACCTATACACTACCTCAACCACTAGACATTCAAGAAGACGGTGAGTGGGTAGCTTTACCTCGTGTTGCTCGTACTATACCTTTTGGTTATAGGGTAGACAAAGATATTGATGATAAAATCTTGCTACCTATTAAACAAGAGTTAGATGCTTTAGCTTTAGCTAAAAAACATCTTAAAAAATATTCTTATCGTGAGGTTACAAACTGGCTTATTACCGAAACAGGTAGAAATATTTCCCACGTAGGTCTAATGAAACGAGTAAAGAATGAGCGAAAACGTAAGAACAAAGCTAATATCCTCCGCAAATGGGCAGCTTATGCCGAAGCGGCGCTCGCCAAAGCGGAAGAACTCGAAAAAGAAAGGCTCTCGTCCAGAACCTGTTCGTAATGCGGTTGAGTGGGTAGCAAAAGAAGAAGAAGCTAACCCAGAAGTAGAAGTACAAGAAGAACAAAACATTGTCTTCCAACCTAACGAAGGACCACAAACAGATTTTTTAAAATCTGCTGATCGTGAAGTTTTATTTGGCGGTGCCGCAGGTGGTGGAAAATCGTTTGCAATGCTAGCTGATCCTTTACGGTATATGGGTCATCCATCCTTTAGTGGTTTGTTGTTACGTCATACAACTGAAGAACTACGTGAATTGATTGTTAAGTCACAAGAGTTGTACCCTAAAGTATTTAAAGGTATTAAGTGGTCAGAAAGAAAAATGCAGTGGACTGCACCGTCTGGTGCAAGACTGTGGATGTCTTATCTAGATAAGGACGAAGATGTAAGGCGCTATCAGGGGCTAGCATTTAGTTGGATAGGGTTTGATGAATTAACTCAGTGGGCTACACCTTATTCGTGGAACTACATGCGTTCTAGGCTTCGTTCTACTGCATCCGACTTGCCTGTTTACATGCGCGCTACTACGAATCCGGGCGGTAGAGGGCATAGCTGGGTAAAGAAAATGTTTATAGACCCTTCTGTACCTAATCATAGCTTTAAAGCTACAGACATTGAAACAGGAGAAGTACTTAAGTACCCGTCAGGCCACGCTAAAGCAGGGAAATCTTTATTTCAACGTCGCTTTATTCCTTCTAAGCTTAGTGATAATCCTTATTTAGCAGAGGGTGGTGATTACGAAGCTATGCTTTTGTCTTTGCCAGAACAACAGAGACGAAGATTACTAGATGGTGATTGGGACATTGCAGAGGGTGCAGCCTTTACAGAGTTTGATAGAAACATTCATGTTGTTGAACCCTTTTCTATACCCTCTAATTGGATTAAGTTTAGAGCATGTGACTATGGTTATGGATCATACAGTGGAGTTGTTTGGTTTGCAGTAGGCCCAGACGAACAGCTAATTGTGTACCGTGAACTTTACGTATCTAAAGTATTGGCTAAGGATTTAGCTAATATGATTCTTGAACTAGAAGCAGGCGATGGGAATGTAGCATATGGTGTTCTTGATAGCTCTTTATGGCATAATAGAGGGGATACAGGGCCAAGCCTTGCAGAACAAATGATTCGTGAGGGCTGTAGGTGGCGACCCTCTGATCGCAGTAAAGGCTCTCGTGTTGCAGGAAAAAACGAAATACACCGCAGGCTTCAGATTGATGATTTTACTGAAGAGCCTCGTTTAGTATTTTTTAATAACTGCACAAATATAATCTCTCAGTTACCTGCATTACCACTCGACAAAAAGAATCCTGAAGATATTGACACTAATGCAGAAGATCACTTGTATGACGCGATGAGATATGGTATAATGTCAAGACCTCGTTTTAGTATTTTTGATTATGATCCAGTTCACGGATCACGAACTCCAGCCCCAGCCGATCCTATTTTTGGCTACTAAAAACTTTTAAAGGATACCTTATGGAAGACAATGAACAAGACTACCTAATGGAAAATTCTCGGATAGCAATTGAAGATGCTGATTCAGAAGAGGACGGTTCTCGTGGGTCGTTGTCGGGTGTTGTTCGACATGTAACTGATAAATATGGTACTGCTCGTAGGTATCGCCGTACAGAAGAAGAGCGCTGGTTGCGCTCATGGCGAAACTATCGTGGTATTTACAACTCAAATGTTAAATTTACAGACGCTGAAAAATCACGTGTCTTTATTAAGGTTACTAAAACTAAAGTTCTAGCTGCTTATAATCAAATTGTAGATGTTCTGTTTGGTAATCAACGGTTTCCTCTTAGTATTGATCCTACTGTTTTACCTGATGGTGTAGAAGAAGTAGTACACTTTGATCTTAAAGATGTCGATAATGTAAAACAAGAAGCTGGTGGTGCGGAAAATATTGAAAGTCCTTATGGGTTTGCTGGTGATGGCAAGGATTTGCCGCCCGGTGCAACAACGCAGTCTTTACAGCTTGGTAGTTTAGAAGAACAGTTGTCTGAGGCACCAAACCTTAAGAAGGGTGCAGGGCAGACAGCTTCTTCTGCGACATTTTATCCTGCTATGCTGGCTGCAAAAAAGATGCAGAAGAAAGTTCACGACCAGCTTGAAGAAAGTAATGCAGCACAACATCTTCGCAGCACAGCCTTTGAAATGGCTTTGTTGGGTACAGGTGTACTAAAGGGTCCATTTGCTATTAATAAAGAGTACTCGAACTGGGATGATGAGGGTGTTTACAGCCCTACTATTAAAACTGTACCCCAGATTGGACATGTAAGTGTATGGAATTTTTATCCAGACCCAGACGCAAACAATATGGAAGAAGCTCAGTACATAGTTGAGAGGCACAAGTATAATCGTAGCCAGCTTCGTGATCTTAAAAAACGTCCTTTCTTTAGGGCTAATGTAATTGACACTTGTATTGAGATGGGAGAGGCTTATGTAAAGGAGTGGTGGGAAGATGACATTTCTGACGATGATCAGCACCACAGCATTGAGCGTTTTGAGGTACTAGAGTACTGGGGCATCATTGATACGGAGTTGCTTGAAAACGAAGATATAACTATTCCATCTGAATACAAAGACCTTGATCAGGTTCAGGCTAATGTTTGGGTTGTTAACAACCAAGTTATTCGTCTTGTTGTTAATCCTTTTAAACCTGTACGTATCCCGTATATGGCTGCTCCTTACGAACTAAACCCCTATAGCTTTTTTGGTGTAGGGCTTGCTGAGAACATGGACGACACTCAAACGCTAATGAACGGCTTTATGCGTATGGCAGTGGATAATGCTGTGTTGTCTGGCAATTTGATTCTAGAGGTAGACGAAACAAATCTTACTCCGGGTCAAGACCTTAATGTATACCCCGGTAAAGTTTTTAGGCGGCAGGGTGGCGCTCCGGGTCAAGCTATCTTTGGCACTAAGTTTCCTAATGTGTCTGGTGAAAACCTACAGTTGTTTGATAAGTCTCGTCAGCTTGCAGATGAAAGCACAGGCTTCCCTTCCTTTGCACATGGACAGACGGGCATAACAGGTGTTGGTCGTACTGCTAGTGGCATTAGTATGCTTATGGGTGCGGCATCAGGAGCTATTAAAGCCGTAATTAAAAACGTTGACGATTACATGCTTAAGCCTTTGGGCGAAGGCTTGTTTCAGTTTAACATGCAGTTCGACTTTGATAAAGATATCAAGGGTGATCTAGAAGTTAAAGCTCGTGGTACTGAAAGCTTGATGGCTAATGAAGTACGTAGTCAACGGCTCATGCAGTTTTTAGGAATTGCAAGCAACCCTTCTCTTGCACCTTTTGCAAAATTCGATTATATTATTATGGAGCTTGCTCGTACACTAGACCTTGATCCTGAAAAAATTACAAACAATATGAGTCAGGCTATCTTGCAAGCAAAGTTGCTTAAGGATTTTCAGGCCACTCAGCCTCAACAAGCTCCACAAGCTCCTCCAGCAGGGGCAGACCCTAATGACCCTACAGGTGCAGGTGGAGGCACAATCGGTACGGGCGTAGCCCCAACACCTCAAGAAGAAGGATTTAGCGGTAATGCCGGAACACAACCAGCAGCAGGTGGAGAAGCGCCTGTCGGGCCTTTACAATAACCCTAATCTATGGCCTAACTTTGTAGAGTATCTAGACTATCATATCGAACAGCAGCATAAAGTGCTAGAACAATCGGATTCTAGTATAGGTATACAAAGAGCGCAGGGCTACATACAGGCTCTTAAAAAACTAAAAGCTTTAGAAAATATAGTTAAGAAGGATTAATTACTTGAGTAAAAATAAAAACTATTCTCTTGGCGCTAGTTCTCCTATTGCTTCTACTGTAGCTTTTGCACTAGGTAAAAAAGACGCAGTTGAGGATAGTTTAAAACTATCTCGTGAAACAGCACAAAAAGATTATCGTTTTCATACTCCTGCTTTAGAAAATGATAAGGGAGAAGATACGTTAAGACACATACTAGGCGGTGGTTTTTTATCTGAAGGTGAGGATGACAATTTTTTTGAAAAAACAGGAGCAAAAGTAGCTACTGCTCTTTATAACTATAAAGAAAGAAATGTTAATTCTCCTACCCGTGCAGGAATGGAAAGCTCTATAGATTTAAATAACAATATTTATGGTGCTTTACTAAAGAAAAAATATCCAAATAAAGAAGATTTTTTTAAAGAGGCTAAAAATATAGTAGCTGCGCTTGGGCGTGAAGACCCAGATATTATAAGACAAAATTATTCTATTCCTTATACAGATAAGGAAGGCACTAAAAAAGTAGCTTACCCTGTATTAAGCACAGGTTCTTACACAGAAACAGAGGGTAAACAACCCTTACCTTTTATGTCGGACGGAGGATTGACTATGAACAACCAAATGAAGCAATTTGAAAAGGGTGGAGAGGTTGATCCTGTATCTGGTAATCCTGTACCGTTAGGTAGCACAGCAGAGGAGGTACGTGATGATCAGCCTGCTATGCTTAGTGAAGGTGAGATGGTAATTCCTGCTGACGTTGTTCGTTATTTTGGTGTTGAGCATTTTATGAAGCTTCGAGATGAAGCTAAAATGGGCTTTAAGAAAATGGAGGCTATGGGTCAGTTTGGCACAGATGAAGGACAAACATTACCAGATGACACATTATTTAATGCGGGTGGCCCACCTTTTACGATTGAGGATATTGAGGTTATTGAACCTGACGATGTAGAAGAAGAAGAAGCTTTAGAAGCTAACGTAGGTGCTTTTGTACAAGGAGGGCAGGAAGCTAGCCCTTTTGACCAAACGTTTGGGCCTGCTACAAACACAACTTTAGCAAATGCAAACAAAGACCCAAAAGGATTTTTGCAAAGCTTAGGTACTCAGGCTTTTGACCCAAATGATATTATAAACGCTATTGGTAGTGTAAACATGGACTATCTAACTGCTTTGTCACCAGCAGGTACAAACTTTGGTGAAAATAAAAACAGTACTAGAAAATTTATTGACAACTATTTTACTAACTTTTCAAAAAACCTTAACGCTGCTGTACAGCAACCTACTACAGCAGGGGTAGAATCAGAATCAGAATCAGAAAATCAAGATATGGGTCCGACTGCTGGTCAGGGTATAGGCTCTATGTCTGAATTAGCTTCAGCGCCTACTGCGGCTAACATTGGGGCAGCTAAAGACTTTACAGAGCTTTCTTCAACAACAATAGGTATTATGGATGGATTGATCTCTGGGGCATTAAACCCTTTTGGTAGTATGTTGGGGCCACCCGGAATGATAGGTAGGCTAGGTGGTACGCTGTCAAGTTTGTTTTCATCAGGTTTAAGCGTAGGGTTGCCATTTGGCATAGGGCCACAGGTATCTCTGGTTGACCCTATTGGAACAGGAAAAGGTAATATTGACAAGGTTGCTACGAGGGATCAGCAATACGCTAAAGCTCTTGTTAATGTTGCTGACCGTACTAAGCAAGAAGACCTTGAGTTAATGAGTATTGTAGGTATAGCACAAGAATTAGGTTTTGATTTAGATGATATTGCAAATAATTCTAATGTAGACTTAGTAACTATTGATAATGATCCACTAGGTATAGGCGTTGCTGTCTCGACTTCGGGCAAGTTTGGTTTTACAAGCAACAATCCTAATGACCCTACAGGAGGTATTATAGCTAATCCTAACATTACTAATACTCTTTCTAATGCAGAAATTGACAAAGCAAAAAATTTAAACAAGAGTTTTAAAGACGAGATTGTTGAAACTATGCAAATGATGAATGACCCTGCTATTGACAGAGGAATGGGTGGTGGTCCGCAAAGTGCTGAAGCAGCAATGGGTTTTAGCCGTGATGAAGCATCTAATGCGGAAGCAGCGGGTGCGGGGGATACTGATCCTGCTGCCGCTGCTGCTGAAGCCGCAGATGTTGCAGCAGGTGCAGACCCAGCAGGAAACGAAGCTGCTGCTGCTGCCGCTGCCGCTAATGCTGCTAACGATGGTACAGATGGAGATGATGGTGGACCAGACGGAGAAGGCGGTGCAGACAGTGGCCCAGAAGGTATAGCTAAAGGAGGTTTAATTAAGCGTAAAAAATAGTGATAGTCGCACTTAAACAGACTAGTTTGTTGGCTACTCATCCCCCTGCTAGGCAGGCTACGGTGGCCCCACACAGAAAGAATACACATGTCAGAAGAAATGGTTGTAAGTAATCAAGCAGAACGTAAGCCTTTTATGTCTAAGCCTTATTCAAAGGTAGACCGTGATAAACAAGATGAAGAAGAACTTGAAGTACTACTCCGTGAGCAACGAGGTGAAGGTGTAGAAGAAACAGAAGAATCAGAACCAGAGCCTGTTGGAGCAGAAGAAAAAACTTTTAAAAAGCGCTATGGTGATTTGCGGCGGCATACACAGAAGGTACAAGAAGCTCACCAAAAACAAATTGACGAACTAAAAGAACAGCTAAAAGAAACTAGTAAAAAACCTATTGTTCTACCAAAGACAGACGAAGAGCTTGAAAAGTGGATGTCTGAGTATCCAGATGTAGCTGCTATTGTGGAAACTATTGCAACCAAAAAAGCACGAGAGCAATCAGAAGACCTTGAAGATCGTGTTACAAAAATTAATAAAATGCAAGACGATGCTGAACGGCAAAAAGCTGAAACTCTTTTGTTGCAAATTCACCCAGACTTTGAAGATATTCGAGACGACGATCAGTTTCATACGTGGGCAGAAGAGCAACCTAAGTGGGTGCAGCAGGCTCTGTATGATAATGACAACGATGCTAAGGCAGCAGCGCGAGCTATTGATCTTTATAAATCTGATTTTAATATCGGACCTAAAAAGAAACAGAGCAATGGTGATGCAGCCGAAATGATTTCTAGCAAGAAAACTCGTACCCGTCCTACTAACGACGATAGCGAAGGCGTCATTCTTGAGTCAGCAGTACAAAAAATGAGCATGGATCAGTACGCTAAAAACCAAGAGGCTATTATGGAAGCTATGAACAAGGGTACATTTATTTACGATATTTCTGGTTCAGCACGATAAGTAGTGTTGACAAGTAGAAAAAACTTACTATAACTTATAATATAACAGTAGCCGCAATAGCCTACCTACTGTTTTATTATATCTAATTACTAATAGCGGCTACAATTTATCAATAGAATTACCTAAAAGGTATAGCCCGTTAAGAAAACGTTAGGCCAAATGTTTTTATTAATGCACCTATTTCCTATTAGCCTCTACAGAAAATTGTAAGTTAGCATCTGAACGCTGAAAAAAGGAGCAATGTTATGGCATTCGCATCAGCATCGGGTCATGGAAATCTACCTAATGGTAATTTTAGCCCCGTAATTTATTCTAAGCAGGTGCAGCTTGCGTTTCGTAAGGCTGCGGTCTGTGACCAAATTACTAACTCTGACTACTTCGGTGAAATTTCTAACATGGGCGACTCGGTTCGCATCATTAAAGAGCCTGAAATTTCTGTTAAAGGGTACACTCGTGGTACGGTAATCCAGCCGCAAGACCTTGACGACGAAGACTTCTCTCTTACGATTGACAAGTCGAACTACTTTGCTTTTAAGGTAGACGATATTGAAGAAGCACACTCTCACGTTAACTTTGCAAACCTTGCATCAGATCGTGCGGCTTTCCGGCTTGCTGATCAGTATGACCAAGATGTGCTTGGTTATATGTGTGGGTATAAGCAGTCTGCTTTGCACTCGGTTGCCGATACGGTAAACACGACTGTTAATGGTAGTGTTGCTGTTTCTACGGCTGGTACGGATGAACTTCTGTCTTCTATGAAACTAGAAGCAGATGATTTCGGTGGCTCTTCGGGTAGCTCCATTGGCATTAAAGCTCGTGCGGGTAACGATAGTGCTACTGTAGGTTCCGGTAACGCCTATGTACTTCAGGTTATTGCTCGTATGGCACGTAAGCTGAATCAGCAGAACGTTGACACCAACGGTCGTTGGGTTGTTATTGATCCTATTGTTCAGGAAATTTTGCAGGACGAAGATTCTCGCCTGTTTAACTCTGACTTTGGTGGTTCAGGGCTTACTAATGGTCTTGTGCTTAACAGCCTTCACGGTTTTAAAGTGTATGTCTCAAACAACCTGCCTTCTATTGGTACGGGTGCCTCCACGACTGGTGGTACTAATGCTAGTAACTATGGTTTGATTGTAGGCGGTCACTCTTCTTCCGTTGCTACGGCAGAACAGATTGATAAAACTGAATCCTATCGTGATCCTGATAGCTTTGGTGACATTGTTCGTGGTCTGCATCTCTATGGTCGTAAGATTCTTCGTCCTGAAGCAATCGTTACTGCCAAGATTAACTTGGTATAAGGGAGATACATCATGGCTTTAGGAGATAACACTCTTGTGGCTGCTCGTGGCAACGACGCTCGTGGTCGCGGCATCTATTTCGTACAGCATGAGCTTGATTATGCTGTAGCACTTTCGGATAAAGGCAGCGCACTTGCTGCTAGTGATGTCATTCCTGTAATTGCAGTTCCAGCCGGTTCTGTTATTATGAATGCCGGTATTGAGGTTGTAACTGCTGCTTCTAGTGGTACTACGACTCTTGATCTGGGGACTGGCGTTGATCCTGATTGCTTTGTCGATGGTTTTGACGGCGATAGCGGCACTGCTGCTGGCACATTTGCTCAGAACGCTGCCGCGTTCCAACCGCTTGTGTGTGTTGCAGCAGACAATATTGACGTTACCATTGCTACGCAATCTGGTACGGCCCTAACTACGGGTAAGATTCGTGTCTTTGCGATGATTATGGATGTTTCCGACATTGGTGTTGTTGGTGCAGACGAAGTTGATCGTGACACTTTAGCGTAAGCTAATTAAGTATGGGGGCTGGAGGTTTATACTTCCAGTCCTCTACTCTTATTTAAAAGGTAAAAAAGTATGGCTATTACTACAGCAATGTGCAACTCTTTTAAAACAGAAGTTTTAGGGGGTTTACACGATTTAGACTCCGACAGTATTAAACTTGCTTTAATTAAAGTATCGCATTCAGGTACATATAATGCAAGCACAACAAACTATTCAAATGTTACAGGTGCTAGTGATGAAGCATCCGGTACTAACTATAGTGCGGGCGGAAATGTTTTAGACTCTGCTTCTATTGCTTTATCCGGCTCTACAGCTATTGTAGATTTTGCAGATGAAGTTTTTTCTAACGTAACTGTTGCTGCAACAGGTTGTATTATTTATAATGCTACTGAATCTAATAAAGCAATTTGTGTTATTGATTTTGGTGGTACGGTGGCAGCTACTGCTGGTGATCTTACTATTGAATTTCCTGCCGCAGATGCGTCAAACGCCGTCATCCGTATTGCTTAATAACTAGCTAGTATATGGCTATTATTGCACAATCGGCTCGCTATGGTTCTGGTTTATTTGGTTTATCTAAATACGGCCAAGTAAATTTATCCGTAGCATTAACGGGAATTAGTGCAAGCGGTAGTATAAACACTGTTTCAGAAAACATATCTGAAAAGCTTAACAGTGTTTCTGTTACAGGTAGTGTTGGTACACTAAAAGGCTACAGTGCATCTAGCATTGTTGGCGTTACAGCTACCGGCTCTGTAAACACTGTTTCAGAAAACGTATCTGAAAAGCTTAACAATGTTTCTGCTACAGGTACTGTTGATACAGTACTACTTAATCCTGCAAGTGGTTTAGTTGGCGTTACAGCTACAGGAACTGTCAATACAGTATTACTTAGTACTACGAGTGGTTTGGCTGGTGTTTCAGCTACAGGTAGTATTACTTCTGTTGCAGCAGGTGGCTTTGAAGTTGATATTAGTGAGCGTATTACTACTGGTGTAGTTGGTACTACGGCTGTAAATACTGTTACAACAATATCTCAGATTTCAATAGCTTTTCCTAATGGTGTTGCAGCAACAGGTTCTGTAAACACAGTTTCAGAAAACATAACTGAAAAGCTTAACAGTGTTTCTGCTACAGGTAGTGTTGGTACACTAAAAGGCTATAGTGCATTTAGTCTTAATAGTGTAGCAGCAACAGGTTCTGTAAATACTGTTTCAGAAAACGTATCTGAAAAGCTCAACAATGTTTCTGCTACAGGTAGTGTTGGTTCATTAAAAGGCTATAGTGTATTTAGTCTTAGTAGTGTTGCCGCAACAGGTTCTGTAAATACTGTTTCAGAAAATATAGTTGAAAAACTTAACAGTGTTTCTGCTACAGGCTCAATTAATACTTTAAGCGTTACTACTGAAGTAACTACTAACAGTGTTTCTGCTACAAGTAGTGTTAATACAGTACAGCCTAATATCGTACCCAGTATTTCTGGCGTTACAGCAACAGGCTCAATTAATACTTTAAGTGTTACTACTGAAGTAACTATTAACAGTGTTTCTGCTACTGGCAGTATTAGCCCTGTTTCGGCGGATGGCTTTGAAGTTGACATCAGTGAGCGTATTATTACTGGTGTAGCAGCAACAGGTTCTGTAAATACTGTTTCAAAAAACATATCTGAAAAGCTTAATAATGTTTCTGCTACAGGTAGTGTTAATACGGTTACACTTACTACTAATACTAATGTTAATAGTGTAAATGGCACTACGTTTATAAATAGTGTTGCAGTAAATATTAATAACGTTATTACTGGTGTTACAGCAACAGGTTCAGTAAACAGTGTTACGTTTAATGAGCATGTCAATCTTAACAGTGTTTCTGCTACAATAAGTTTAGGTAATATTAAACACCTAATAGATGTAGACTTAGAAGGTACTTCTAGTATACTATCTCTAAACGGTAGTGTATCACTAAACGCCACAAAAAATGTTAGTGGTGTACAGAGTACACTATCTTTAGGTACTGTAGTTAAAACAGCAGAAATTTTTAATTTTGAAGCAGTAAAAACTCAGTATAGTAGAAAACGTTGTGTTTATATTTCGAGAGCAGCTTAATGTCTACTACATATGAACGAACAGTAAATGTTCCTTTTGAAAGTCGTCTTATATTTGTATCAAGACAAACGACAACAAATGACAGAACAATAGATGTACCAAAAGAAGATCGTTACGTTTATGTTGAACGTCAACCAACTTCATATGATCGAACAGTGTACGTAACGGAGTAACTATATGTCCTTTAAATGGCCTGTAAAAGACCCAGATGAAACACTAGACTACAATGCAGATTGGTCACGTTTCTTAGGCGACTCTACAATTAGCTCTGTAGAATGGTATGTTAAAACTAGTGAGATTGGTAAAACACTTTTGGGTGCAGGACAAACACTAACGACTGCATCTAGTAGTGCTGTTACTGATAGTATTCAGAATGTGTCTCAGACTAACACAACTACTGTTGCTACCATTAACATTGGTGGTGGTGTTACTAATAGAGAATATACTTTTTCTTGTAGGATGACAGACAGTACAGGTCC